GGTTCTTCTGGATCATCAGGTTCTTCAGGATCATCAGGTTCTTCTGGATCATCAGGTTCTTCAGGTTCTTCAGGATCATCTGGATCATCAGGTTCTTCTGGAACTTCTGGTTCTTCAGGTTCTTCAGGTTCTTCAGGATCATCAGGTTCTTCTGGATCATCAGGTTCTTCTGGAACATCAGGTTCTTCTGGAACATCTGGTTCTTCTGGATCTTCCGGTACTAGAGGAACCTCTGGTTCTTCTGGATCATCCGGTTCTTCAGGATCATCAGGTTCTTCAGGATCATCAGGTTCTTCAGGATCTTCCGGAACTTCAGGCTCATCAGGTTCTTCTGGATCTAGCGGAACAAGAGGTACTTCAGGAACTTCTGGCGAAACCCCTTCCGACGGATGTTGGAGTTGGGGTTCAAGTGAGGCTGTTTCATCCGGCCAAATATTTGGGACTAATGGTGAAATCGGATCGAACGTTACATCTTTTTCTATAAGCGATACAGATTCAAACAGTAATAATGTAGATGCCTTTCTGGATAGTGTTACGGTTGGCTCTGTAATGCGAGTTTTAATCAACGGGAAGCAATACAGATACCAGGTTACTTCCAACACCGACCAGGGAACATATCACGTTTTTGGTGTTTCTTTTATTTCAGCTAACGCTTCAAATAATTTTCCCACCGCAGGAGATCAAGCTTGTTTAGATTTTGGGATTGCCGGATCTTCTGGCACTTCCGGGTCAAGCGGAAGTTCAGGAAGTTCAGGAAGCTCAGGTTCATCGGGTTCTTCTGGAACATCAGGTTCTTCTGGAACATCTGGTTCTTCTGGATCTTCCGGTACTAGAGGAACCTCTGGTTCTTCTGGATCATCCGGTTCTTCAGGATCATCAGGTTCTTCAGGATCATCAGGTTCTTCAGGTTCTTCAGGATCATCTGGATCATCAGGTTCTTCAGGATCATCAGGTTCTTCAGGATCATCTGGATCATCAGGTTCTTCAGGTTCTTCAGGATCATCAGGTTCTTCAGGATCATCTGGATCATCTGGAACTTCTGGTTCTTCCGGAACATCTGGTTCATCAGGATCGTCAGGTTCTTCTGGATCATCAGGATCATCAGGTTCTTCAGGATCATCAGGTTCTTCAGGATCATCAGGTTCTTCTGGATCATCGGGTAGTTCTGGATCTTCAGGAACTTCTGGATCTTCAGGAACTTCTGGATCTTCAGGAACTTCTGGATCATCCGGTTCTTCAGGATCTTCAGGATCATCGGGTTCTTCTGGATCATCAGGTTCTTCGGGATCATCGGGTTCTTCTGGATCATCCGGTTCTTCTGGATCATCCGGTTCTTCTGGATCGTCCGGTTCTTCTGGGTCATCTGGTACTTCTGGATCTTCAGGAACTTCTGGATCTTCAGGAACTTCTGGATCATCCGGTTCTTCTGGATCGTCCGGTTCTTCTGGATCATCAGGTTCTTCAGGATCATCCGGTTCTTCTGGATCATCCGGTTCTTCTGGATCATCCGGTTCTTCTGGATCGTCAGGTTCATCAGGAACTTCGGGAACTTCTGGTGTTACTGGAGCATCTGGTACTTCGGGAACTTCTGGATCTTCTGGAACATCAGGTTCTTCTGGAACATCTGGATCATCTGGGTCATCTGGTTCTTCAGGATCATCAGGTTCTTCAGGATCATCTGGATCATCAGGTTCTTCTGGAACTTCTGGTTCTTCAGGTTCTTCAGGTTCTTCAGGATCATCAGGTTCTTCTGGATCATCAGGTTCTTCTGGAACATCAGGTTCTTCTGGAACATCTGGTTCTTCTGGATCTTCCGGTACTAGAGGAACCTCTGGTTCTTCTGGATCATCCGGTTCTTCAGGATCATCAGGTTCTTCAGGATCATCAGGTTCTTCAGGTTCTTCAGGATCATCTGGATCATCAGGTTCTTCTGGAACTTCTGGTTCTTCAGGTTCTTCAGGTTCTTCAGGATCATCAGGTTCTTCTGGAACATCAGGTTCTTCTGGAACATCAGGTTCTTCTGGATCTTCCGGTACTAGAGGAACCTCTGGTTCTTCTGGATCATCCGGTTCTTCAGGATCATCAGGTTCTTCAGGATCATCAGGTTCTTCTGGATCATCCGGTTCTTCTGGATCCTCTGGAACATCTGGCTCATCGGGAACATCTGGTTCTTCTGGATCATCAGGTTCTTCTGGATCATCCGGTTCTTCAGGATCTTCAGGATCATCGGGTTCTTCTGGATCATCCGGTTCTTCAGGATCTTCAGGATCATCGGGTTCTTCTGGATCATCCGGTTCTTCTGGATCTTCTGGATCATCTGGTTCTTCTGGATCTTCTGGATCATCTGGTTCTTCCGGATCATCAGGTTCTTCAGGAACTCCTGGATCCTCTGGAACATCTGGCTCATCGGGAACATCTGGTTCTTCTGGATCATCAGGTTCTTCTGGATCTTCTGGATCATCTGGTTCTTCCGGATCATCAGGTTCTTCTGGGTCTTCTGGATCATCCGGTTCTTCAGGATCTTCAGGATCATCGGGTTCTTCTGGATCATCCGGTTCTTCAGGATCTTCAGGATCATCGGGTTCTTCTGGATCATCCGGTTCTTCTGGATCTTCTGGATCATCTGGTTCTTCTGGATCTTCTGGATCATCTGGTTCTTCCGGATCATCAGGTTCTTCAGGAACTCCTGGATCCTCTGGAACATCTGGCTCATCGGGAACATCTGGTTCTTCTGGATCATCAGGTTCTTCTGGATCTTCTGGATCATCTGGTTCTTCCGGATCATCAGGTTCTTCTGGGTCTTCTGGATCATCCGGTTCTTCAGGATCTTCAGGATCATCGGGTTCTTCTGGATCATCCGGTTCTTCAGGATCTTCAGGATCATCGGGTTCTTCTGGATCATCCGGTTCTTCTGGATCTTCTGGATCATCTGGTTCTTCTGGATCTTCTGGATCATCTGGTTCTTCCGGATCATCAGGTTCTTCTGGTTCTTCCGGATCATCAGGAACTTCTGGTTCTTCGGGAACAAGAGGTACTTCTGGATCATCAGGTTCTTCTGGATCATCAGGTTCTTCAGGATCATCAGGTTCTTCTGGATCATCCGGTTCTTCCGGATCGTCCGGTTCTTCTGGTTCTTCTGGATCATCAGGATCTTCGGGAACATCTGGTTCTTCTGGATCGTCAGGTTCTTCTGGATCTTCTGGATCATCTGGTTCTTCTGGATCATCCGGTTCTTCTGGATCTTCTGGATCATCTGGTTCTTCCGGATCATCAGGTTCTTCTGGTTCTTCCGGATCATCAGGAACTTCTGGTTCTTCGGGAACAAGAGGTACTTCTGGATCATCAGGTTCTTCTGGATCATCAGGTTCTTCAGGATCATCAGGTTCTTCTGGATCATCCGGTTCTTCTGGATCGTCCGGTTCTTCTGGTTCTTCTGGATCATCAGGATCTTCGGGAACATCTGGTTCTGTCACCTTATCTGGAACAACTGACAATGGTGTTTTAACCCTAAATGGTTCTTCTCCTAATGTATCTGTTGAATCGAATATAACTTTTTCTTCCCCGACTTTAAATCTTCTTGGAACCCCAACAAATGCTTTAGGTGGCGGTCAAATTCATCTTTCAAATACAACATCAAATAGAATAGAGTTTTCTCCTTATCCTAATGCATCGGCGGGGAATGCTGGTCCTACTCCCACTAATGTTTCCACCGGAGAAAAGATAACATTGTGGTCTGGTATTAATGCTTCTAATGTAAACTACGCCTTTGGTACATATCCCCTCACTGGAAGACTTTGGTATTCTGTTCCACAGGCAACCTCTTCTTTTGTTCATGCTTTCTACGGGGGAACAACAGAATTATTTAGGATTCAAGGAAATGGACAAATTCAATTAACGGCAGGAAGTGTTTCATTGCCTTCTATCTCTGCTGGTTTAGCAAATTCTTCAGACACCAACACCGGAATTTACTTTCCGGCTGCCGACACAATTGGATTTGTTGAAGGTGGCGTAGAAGCGATGAGGATAGATTCTAATGGAAGAATTAATCTTCTGGCAGGGTCTGCTGCTAATCCGATCTTAAACGCTGGTCTAAATTCTACAGACACCAACACCGGAATTTACTTTCCCTCAGCCGACAATATGGGTCTTGTGGCTGGTGGTACCGAGACTCTCAGATTGAATACAACGACCAACGCCAATATCCAGTTGGTTGCAGGATCTGCCACCGCACCAGTTCTTAACGCTGGTTTAAATTCTTCAGACACCAACACCGGAATTTACTTTCCGGCAGCTGATTCGATTGGATTTTCAACAAATGGTACCAGTAGAGGTATTATTAATAACACAGGTTATGGAATTCAAACGTCACCAAGTGCATGGGTACATATATCATCAACACCATCATCCTCTAAATGGATAAGATTTGATGCCACGCGATATAGTAATACACCGCCCGTAAATCAGGTAGTTCCGCCAGAATATGCTATAGGTAGTGATGGTAGCGCTGAAATGTATCTCAAAGAACCAGATGTTTGGATGGAAGTTATACTTGATTCAGCTGGTAAAGGTGGTGCTGTAGTTTTAATCCCTTGTTACAGGCCAGGTTAATTTATGATAACTGATCCTCAAATAATTCAAAAAATCAAAAATAGCGGAGCTATGGTTATAACAGTTGACTTAGAAGATTTTAAAAAGAAAATAAAGGGATATCACCACCTAGGTGAAAATTACACATTGCCTGAAAATGTCTTTGTGTCAAAAGAAAAAATTTCACAATTAAGATCAGAACCTCCTCCACAAATAAATGTACCAACAAAAATAGAAATTAAGATATCAGAAGGAAAGGGAATGGGAGTTTTTGCAACTCAAAAAATTTCAAAGGGAGAAATAATTGAAACTTGCTATCTATTAAAAATACCAAAAGAAGGTGATCTTCTCACTGATTATAGATATCTTTATCCAAAAAGAACACTCTCCGAGTATGTTATTCCACTTGGATATGGATGTATTTATAATCATTCCAATTCACCAAATGCTGATTGGATAGACCATCCCGAATATAAAGCTTTCAATTTCTTTGCTTTGGAAGATATAGAAATAGGAAAAGAGATATGTATTTATTACGGGGGTGAAGATTATTGGAATTCGAGAGAAAAGAAAAACATAATATAAAAAAATATAAAAATATGGCAATTCAAGTTACAGGACTTTTTAAAAGTCCAACATCGCTTCTCATTCACGAGTCTCCTTTGTTGAAAATAAATGCACATCTTTCTTATAAAGGAGATTTAATGGTGGATCTTTTTGTTACCTCATCTGATGGAATTTGTAGGGATACAGTGGTTTACCCCGATTTAAACAGAGAGACATTAACTTTCGACGTCAATATTTCTGATCCTTATGATCGGTTGATAAACGGATTGGAAACTTTTCTTATAACGGAACTACAATCTTCAAATTCTATCAACTCCACTTCTACTTTCAGCAGGGTATGAATACAACAGATTCCACACAGCAAACAATTACCTCCGAAGAATTAAATAAAATTCAGGATTTGAAATCCACCGGTGAAAAATTTATAATTGAGTTTGGATCTTTGGAATTGGAGATGTTGGTTCTATCTCAAAGAAAAAAAGATTTAGAGGATAAATTCATGAAATTCAAAATCGAGGAAAAGAACTTCATGGGAATGATGGATTACAAGTACGGAAACGTTAATTTGGATATAGAAACAGGAATTCTCACTCCTAGAAATTAAAGACATCAATTTTAATTCAGGAGTTCACGGTAAACTTCTGCCATTTTTTCTCCAGCCGAAAACCATGTATATTTCTGGCATGTTTTTCTTCCCTGCTCTCTGAAATAATCTTTTCTTTCTTCCGACAAATTCAAGAATTCTAAAAATCCTTGTTCGATCCCTTCTACCGTGGGATCAACAAAAATAGAATTTTCTGAATTAACGAAATCTGATAACCCGTCTCTTCTGGAAGAAAGTAAAACGCAATTAGAGGCCATCGCCTCCAAGGCAACCAGTCCAAATGGTTCGTGAACAGATGGCATAATAACTCCATCGGCATCGTTCAAGACATGAATTTTTTCTGAACCGTGTTTTGGACCCAAATAAAACATGTTCTTTTTTCCCTCCTGAAGTTTTTGATCCAAAAGTTTATTGCACAATAAATCTCCCCCATCGGGAGAACCAATGATCCAAAGTTCAATGCCGTCTGGGATATTGGCTTCCAATAATTTATCCACTCCCTTCATCTCGCAAAACCGTCCGATATAAACAATTTTATTTTTTTTCTTTTTGGGATTTGGGTTGTTTGATTTCCATTTTTTAAGGTCAATTCCATTTGGGACCAAGGACATCTTGGACGAAAATTCTGGAAATATATCGAGATAAAATTTAGATATGGTGATAATTCGATCGGACCATCTCAAAAATCCAGTTTCCATTTCCAATAAAGTTTCTTGAATTGTTTTCCCGTCTTTTGTTGTTGGATCAAGGGCAATATTCAAATTCCTATGGATCTGCCCTCTTATTGCCAAATTTAAAGAGCACACCAAAGGAACATTGAAGTGATTAGACAAATGTCCACCGGGCATGTATACCGGCCAGTCGTACGCGTGCACCAAATCTGGTTTTGGCATACCCAATGATGTGACAAAGAAATTAATTTGATGTGCCAAATTGAAAACCAAAGGGTTTATATTTCCACCGTTTGTTGGAACAAAACTCGGAAAAATTTGTTTGGTATTTGGAAATTCAAAACCAGAAGAAAGATGGGGAAAGCAAATGGTGTGTAATTCAAATTCGGAACTCAATTCATCGTGTAAGGCTAAATATTGATAGCCTAATCCTCCCATAGGTTTTTCCAATCTATCTGGAATTAAACTTAAAATTCTTTTTTTCATTCTTCCATTTGAACTTTTATGAATTTGAAAAATAAAAATTTCAAAAGAGGGATGAAATAATTACCCAATTTCAAAATAAAAGAATTTGCTATGGAAAATCAAATTAAATTAAGTTCAGAAGAACTAGAAAAGGTTCAATCTCTAAGAAACGAGGCTCGTGAAAACGTTGACAAAATAGGTCGCATGAACATCCAACATCATTTTCTGACCGAGGAAATCAGATTTGTTGAAGAACAACTTCAGTCTTTATATGGAGAAACGTCGGATATCAAAAAAAGAGAACAAGAATTGGTGAACAATATTGTATCTAAATACGGTGAAGGGCAATTGGATTTCAACACCGGAATTTATTCCCAAAACCAAGATGAAAAGCCCAACTGATACCCTGCGAAGAACAAAATATCACCTTCATAGAATTTTAAGTTCTGTTGAAAATTCTATCCTCGAAGAATCTGGAAATAAACCCAGAATTCTTTTTGTTGCTCCGCACCTTTCAACTGGGGGGATGCCTCAGTATCTTTATAAGTGCATCGAGAAACTTTTGCCAGAAGGAGAAATCTATTGTGTAGAATACAATAACCTATCGGACGAATTTGTAGTTCAAAGACAAAGAATACAAAATTTATTGGGGGAAAATTATTTTAGAATAGACACAGAAGACAAAAGTGAATTTCTAGAAATTGTGGAAAGGGTTTGCCCAGACGTCATCCACTTCCAAGACTTTGTGGAATTCTTCGTTGGTGATGATATTTGTCGAAAAATATTCTCCCCAGACAGACCTTGGTTTATTTTTGAAACGTGTCACTCTTCAAATGTTAAAATTTTGGACAAATTCTGGGCTCCTGATAAATTGGTGATGGTAAATAAATGGATGACCGAAGTTTTTAAAAGTTCTGGTTTCGAATTGGATATCTTGGAATATCCCATAGAAGATTTTATCGGGATTGGAAAAGAAAGTGCCAGGGAACAACTTGGTTTAGACCCAAACAAAAAACATGTTATTAACATCGGTCTTTTCACCCCAGGTAAAAATCAAGGGGAACTCATGGAATACGCCAGACTACTAGAAAATGAACAAATAGAATTTCATTTCATTGGTAATTTGGCGGGTAACTTTCAAGAATATTGGGAGCCTCTGATGAAGAATGTTCCAAGAAATTGCAGAATTTGGGGGGAAAGACACGATACTGACCTATTTTATGAAGCATCCGATTTGTTTGTTTTCTCCTCGATTTGGGAATTGAACCCGATTGTTATAAAGGAATCTCTTTCTTGGAATTTACCCATACTAATGAGGAGATTGCCTTCTTACATGGACGACTACGACGAAACCCCCTTAGTTCATTTTTATTCAAACCAAGAGCCTGTGACTGATCATGAATACAATGTTGAACTAATTCGAAAAATTTTGAATTTACCATCATGAAAAAAAGTGGGATAGAAATTTACAGAAATATCAACAAAAATAAAAACGTACACGTTCCTGAACAAATCCAATTTCAATTTTCTTATGATTATTCTCCAAAAATAGATTTGAAGGGAAATGATCCAAAGAGTGAAAGAAATATAAAATTCATTGATCCAACCACTTCGGAGTGTGTCCACGAAAGTACTTTGAAGCCTGGTCATTTTACCTCCCTTTTTCGAAGATGGTTTACCCCCTGGTTAGTGGAAGGTTATGATCGTGAAAATAAGGTTTGGTCTTTAGATTTCGAGTCTACTTTGTTTGGGGGAAAAATTTTGATATCAATAGATTCTTCTTCATTAGGAGACACAATTGCATGGTTACCTGTGATTGATCAACTAAGAAAAAAATACAAGGCACAATTAATCGTTACAACATTTTGGAATGAAATTATGTCACACTTTTTCCCCCAAATTAAATTTTCACCCCCTGGATTTAGGGATCCAGCTGCCAATGTGGTGTTTGGGGTAGGATGGTATGAAGAAGACGATAGGAACATACACCGGCGTGATCCGAGATCAATTTCTTTGCAACAAGTTGCAGGTGACTTAATTGGTGTCGAAGTAAATTCGGATATTTTACCTTCTCAAATTCCGGGATGGCTGGAGACAACTAAATCGAGGTTTGAAGGAAAATATGTTTGTATTGCCACCGAGTCCACGGCAAATGCAAAACATTGGCACTATCCAGGAGGTTGGCAAACTTTGGTTGATCATCTCGAATCAATTGGATATGAAGTGGTGGTGATTCACAGCCAACAAAATACTTTGGATGGAGTTGTTGATAAAACCGGAACTATAGACATGACCGACCGAATGATAGATTTATATCATGCAGATTTTTTCGTCGGTATTGGATCCGGTTTATCTTGGCTGGCTTGGGCTTTGAGAAAACCAGTGGTAATGATTTCTGGATTTTCTTCTCCCCATTGTGAATTTTCTCATTTGAATTATAGAGTAATTAATTTCGATGTGTGCCATGGGTGTTTCAACGACGTTAGACACAAATTCGATCGTGGAGATTGGAATTGGTGTCCTAGACTCAAGAACACAGAAAGAATGTTTGAGTGTACAACACAAATCACCCCCGATATGGTAATTTCAAAAATCCAAAATTTAATGTCCGAACAGAAATTGTAACCTCTGTTAGATATTTGGTGATATATACAAGAAAAGCCCTCCTTTTCGAAGTAATCGCCTTACATGTCAGCCATTCCCCCTAACAAAGCTATCTTTACTGGACTTCCCGTATATAATGGGAATGGTCAACAGAGAAATTTATCGGATCCTAGATATAGATATCAGGACGATTTACCTAATACTGCCAAGGTTCAAGAGACAAGCACGGATAATCTTTACGGAACAACCGGTGCTGCTTTGGCCAGAGCAATTCAAATAGGTTGCAATGGTTATCATACGGTTTTGGCTTCAAACGGAACGTATTATTATGCTCCTTGTCAATCGCAGGAATGGCTAATTGAAAGGTTGACCCAGTTAGACTCTGCCCTGAATTTTACCTATATAGGAAACTACAGAGTTCTAAGTTATGATCAACCTTTTTATTATGTTAGTTCTTTCAATGGATGGATTATTGATTCAGCTTCATCTTTAGAGGGATATAGTGTGAATTTAAATTCCGTATCGAACGCAAATGTCTCCAATGGTATTGCAATTGATTTTAGATATTCCGTCGATGGTGAAACTTGGTCTCTTTGGGTAAATATGGGGTTTGCAACAACGGGATTACAAAATTCTTATGAGTCAGGTGAAGGAGCAGAAGTGTTTACGATACAATTGGATCCAAGCAAGCCATTTTACCCCGAGTTTAGATTCACGTCCGTTGTCGTAAATCCGGACGGGAGTATAGCCTATCAATCAGAAGAACCAATCAGTCCAAATGTAGTCATTGTTAATTTCGATTTGAATTTAACTTATGATGCTAATGTGCCGACTGGCCCTGATAATTTAGTTATTAGAAACCCAGTTCCTCAATGTTCTCCTGAACAATCAAATCGCCCTGTGGTATTTAACGAGTGTGGACCTTTCACATTCAATCCTTATAACATCAATAAGGCAATCAATCTTTACAAGGATCTAAGTTTGATTGTCAACAAAATGTTTGGATTTGAAACCAATTACTATTCTGTTCAACCTCAGTCCAGATCAAAAGACGTGGTACTCAAAGAATGGACTTTGTATGACGTGGTGGAAGAAAGATGCGTTAAAGTGCTGGTTCCGCAAAACCAATTTCCTGACAATAAACCCAACTATGACCCGTTTGGCATTTCTTTCGAAGAGCCATTCGAAATACACATTGACAAGGTATATTTTGAAAGTCTTTTTGGTCGTGGTTCACAACCCCGTAAAAGGGATATCCTTTATTTTCCTCTCACCAATAGAATTTATGAAATCAATTCTACCTATTTGTTCAGAGACTTCATGTATTCCCCGATTTATTTCAAAATTGAATTGAAAAAATATAATCCGAAATCTAACACTTACTTCAGAGATCCTGCCTACAAAGAAGAACTAGACGGAATAGCTTTAAATTCTCAAAAATTGTTTGGTGCGGAAACCGAGGCTCAGGAGGAATTAATCACCAAACCCCAGCAATACGAAACGACCACGATCGACCGAGGGAACGACCCCACCCGATCGTACGTGTACGAAAAACTTCCCATTGTAAGTTACGATTTGAACAACAACTGGACTATTGTGTTTAACAATTATTATGATTTATATGATGCTTTCCAATCTAATCCAGAATTTGTATTTGAACCGAATAAATATAGAAATGGGGTGAGATATTTAACTACCCCTAAATTAGATTCTGATGGAGAAATAGCTTTTACATGCTGGTTTTCAATTAAAAATTATGTAAACGAAAATTCTCTAACTAAAAAACCTTATCCCCCTGTCCCGATGGCTCAGGAAACGGTAACCCCAACAAGAATTGTTTACAACACTACTCCTTATAAACATGGACTTTCTCCGTGGCTTGGCTATGCTGAAAATCCAGATGGATATGTTGCAATAAAATCAGATTTAAATCACTCCGGTGGATTTCAGGTGGCTTCTGTGATTGACCAATTCAAATTTTCCGTCGTCAATCCTAATTTACCTTTTTCATTAGATACCCCTACCCTTAAGATGCAAAAAGCACAGGCTAGAAATTTGATTGCAGGAGATTATTTGGACCCAAATGATGGACCACAAGGTCTTAGAGTAGATTTAATTTATTCTGGTTCACAAGAATACAACAACACGAATTTTCTTCAGGAGGGCAGCATTCAAATAAATTTGAATGATTTTGTTTTCAATTCGAAGCTACAATTCATACCAGAAATAGGGGAATGGTATGGATTGGTTGTAAATATTTCTAATAAATATCACCAGATGGGTGTCAATATGTGGAAGATGAGTTACGATGTGAATAACCCACAGGAACAATCTTCTAATCTAATCCCGGTCCATGAAGATTTTAGAACTTTGTCCCAAACATATACTTTCGACTTACCTAAAGATATTGTTACTAATCCAGCCAACCCCCTATATGGAACAGACAACAATGCCTATAGGATATATACTTCGCCCGTTTTGCTTTCCAATATTCGAATTTTCAAATCGATGATAGATATAAACAAACAATCGATTGTGTTGAACCAAAACATCGTGAGGGATGCACAACTGGCTCACATAATCGACAACGCCAAACCAACTTTGGCAATTCCTAAAATTCCCAGAAAGGGTTAAAAAAATGAGTTATGCCAAGACGTAAACCAAAGCCAGAGAAGGTTGTCCAGGAGAGAATCAAGGCAAATTTAGATTCCATTCTAATGGAAGAAAATTTGGAAATTGAATCGTTGACTGTAGACAACCTTCCCCGTATGAAAACTACAGAGGTTATGGATTTTCAGGTTCAAATCCAGTCTACCGGTACAGACTCTAGGGATCTGCTAGAGTCATTGGTTAAATTTTATGTGGATCAAAATCTAATTGATGAATCAGAATTCCTTGAATACAAGAAGAAAATAGATGCCATGAACGTTGGATCGATGATGCTTCAAATAAAAACTGCACAACACGCCATCACAAAATTGGTAGAAGAAATTGATTTAGGAAGTGCTTCTGCTCGAATGTTCGAGGTTCTTGCACAATTACAGGGACAAATTATGCAAATGTCCAAGGATCACCAGACCTATCTCGAAAAGACGGAAGCCAGCTACAAGAATATAAGAAAAGAATTGGAGATGAAAGCTTCATCGGGTTATGTTCCCATGCAACAAAATCAAGGTTCGGATACTTCTTTTTCTCCCAGTCCCCCTCCACCTGCCCAAGGAATAAACTCTGCATTGAAGGTTAGAGGAACTAAAAGTCTAATGGAAGGACTCAGAGACATTTTGGGTGCTGAAATTCAGGATGTGAAAGTCGAAGAAGTGAATGAAAATGCGGTGGTTAATGCCAGACAAAAAGCAAGTCAAGATGCCTCTAAAAATATAAGTCCCGAAAGCGAAGGAACTTTCGAAATCGACGATGATTTATTCCAATGAGCAAACATGAAGATGACCCCCTAGATTCCAATTATTGGTCTACCAAAAGGGTAGACGACCTTATGAGGAAGGTTGAGGATGAAGGTTTAGATTACAAATCTGTTGATAATCCATTTCACGAAGGTGACCCTTCTTTAAAAAGATCAAATTTGCTTTGGGAGTATACACCAGAGGAATTACAAGAAATGCAAAAATGTGCCTTAGATGTGGTACACTTTGCCCAGTACTGTCAGGTTATGACCGATGATGGTCTCCAATACATCACATTACGAGATTACCAAGAATCTGTATTGAGAGAATATCAAAATAATCGTTTTAATATTTTTCTTGCACCCCGTCAAGTTGGAAAATCCATCACTTCATCAATTATTTTGGTGTGGTATTTGCTTTTCAATCACGATAAAAACGCAATGATTTTGGCTAACGTTGGATCAACTGCCGAAGAACTCATGGATAAAATCAAGGCTATTGTGAAAGGTTTGCCTTGGTTTTTGAAGCCAGGTATGATTGTGAACAACGTTATGTCCATGAAATTCGATAACGGATGTAGGGCTATAGCCAAAACCACAACGAAAACAACCGCGATTGGTTTTACAATTCACTTTTTGTACATGGATGAGTTTGCACACATTCATCCGAATTTTATTGAGTCTTTCTTCCGCTCTTCTTATCCCACTGTTTCATCATCTAAGGTCTCGAGGATTATCATTACTTCTACCCCAAATGGAATGAATAAATTTTATGACATTTATCAAGGAGCACTGACAGGAGAAAATTCATTCAATCCTGTTCGAGTTGATTGGTGGCAAGTTCCAGGTAGAGACGAAGAATGGAAAAAACAGGAAATCGCCAATCTTGGCAGCGAAGAGCTTTTCAATCAGGAATACGGAAACCAATTTCTAAGTTCAACCTCCTTGTTGCTCGGATCGAATGAGCTGAAGAAAATAAAATCAAATGAATCTGAATATGAGTGGAGAGAAATAGATGTTCTAAGTGATCTAGGAATTTTCTATGAAAATTTTAGATGGCATCCAAAATTTTCTTTAGATTCGGCATCTTTAGATGATAAAAATTTTGTTTTATCTGTCGATCTTGCAGGAGGGGGCAGAGGAGATTTTACGGTTATCAATATTTTTAGAGTTGTTCCTTTACCCAAAAAATTAATTGAAAGCATAGATGATTTCAAGGACGAAGGTGATTTTTTTAGTTTACTCCAGGTTGGGGTTTTCAGAGACAATGGTATTCAAATTGAAGATATTAAAAAAATGATTGAGGCCTTGATTTTAAATATATTCAATAAAGAAAGATTGACTGTTTTACTCGAAATGAATTTTAGAGGGGAGCTCCTATTAGACAAATTGATTTCCAACGATGAGATTTCTCTGGATATGTTTTTACACACCAAACACACGGAGTCTGCACGAACTGCAAAACCTGGCATCAAGTACAACGAAAAAAACAAAATGAAGTACTGTGAAATGTTGAGGGCATCGTTCAGACAAAACAGAGTCATTATCAACGAAAAAGCATGGACAATTCCAGAAATTTTTTCTTTTGGATTAAACAATAGCGGAACATATTCATCACAATCTGGACACGACGATGTCGCCATGACTTTGGTGAATTTGTCTGCACTTTTTGAAACAACAGCTTTCTACGATTTGATTGGGGATCTCTACGATCGAATGGACGAGGACTATAGAAAATTGATTGAAACCAAATTAAATGACAAGGAAACCGACGGAAAAACTAAAGAAGGAAGCTTCTATGATTCATTTAGCAAGCTAATGTCATAATTGATTAAAGATATATAGGATGGAACCCTAGTAATATCCTCATTTGTGGTAATTCATTTTGATATATACTAGGAAAAAATATCTTTAAAACGATAATGGCTAAGAAAATCAAACTCGATTTATCACAATTCAAAGCTTCCGGCGTTTATACGTTGGAATTTGATGCCTCTGAAAACATCATTCTAACCTCCCAAACAATTCGTCTGGTGGTTGGTTTTTCGAATAAGGGTCCTTTCAATGCTCCGGTTTATATCCCAGACGTCACAACTGCAGTTGCAATTTTTGGTGACATTGATAAAAATCTAGAATCACAGGGATCGTATTTTCAGAGATCAATTTTAACCTGTCTTTCAACAGGACCAGTTTTTGCCTTGAATTTGCTTCGACTCAACAACGATGTTGATTCACCAACTGCAGACAAAGTAGACTATTTTGGTTTCTCTGTTGCTACCGATGAGCCCAATGGAGTTCTAACTTCCCGTTTGTACTCGTCTTTTTACAACAAAGAAAGATTTTGGTTTGCCGATGTCGATTATTTTCTCGCCACAATGTCTGTGGTGGATCAGGGAAGAATTTTCAATTTGGTGAATTTAGGACAACAGTCTATGTCTGTCATTGTTAGAAAATCCACTGATGCTACACCCCCTCTTCAGGGATACGACGTATTCGCGATTGATTGGTATGGTGCAAATAATGTACCCAGTTATGTACACCCATATGACTACATTTCCGATTGGTTTATTGATATTATTGCGGTTTCGGGGGATTGGACGGATTACCAGGCTCTATCTAAAGATCCAGAATGGTCTGCTTTCTTCACCCCAAATGGATTCATAAAAAGTCAAATCAATAATTTTCTGAGCCAACAAAACGTGAACATCGTCACCCAAATAACTGGGTGTTTGATTGTTGATTTTGTCGATCTAAACGGTAACAATCAATTCATTGAAACTCTGGTTAACAACAACACTCCTTCCTCTGGACTATTTTGTGCAGTAGATGCAGAAGGATTGGAATATCTATGCCAGAATAGATTCAAAGTAGATTTGGTCGGTAACTTTTTGATCGATGAGCTCACTTCAGATAGAGACCTTCAAGATCCTACTTTGAATTTTTTAAGTTACGATCAACAGTTGATTCAGGATTATCTTTATACGCAAAATTCGATCGGAATAACTGGAGCATCGGGGGTAACGGGAGGAACAGCGGGTGTTGATTATAACCAATTAAATGTTGGAACTTTGTTCAATCTAGGCGGTCCGACCGGACCCACTGCTGGAGTTCCCGCATCCGCATTGGAACCCTATAACCCAAGTTTAACATTTGGTGGTCTTCATTATCTCCGTACCAATTCTGGTGTTACTGGGGGTGCAGTTGTAAATGTTTATATTACCAACGGCGGTTCTGGTTACATAAGTGCACCAACGGTATCTTTCTCCGGGTCTGGAACTGGTGCTGCTGCCACTGCGGTCTTAACCTCGGGTGCTGTATCTAGCATTGTTTTAATAGATGGTGGATCTGGATATACGTCCAACCCATCAGTATCCATCTCGGGGGGTGGAGGTGGTACGGGAGCAGCGGCTTCTGCAGATATCTTAACTGAACCTTCTCTTACCTCTGCAGAAAAATTGAGGCTGAAGGATTTTGTTACCCCCACTTCTTCATACAGCCCATTCATTGTTGGAACAGTTACAATTCCAGCGGGAGCTTCGGGAAATATCATAAATCAATTTACAACCGGTGATTTAGTAAAACTAAAAATCTCCGGTGTTAGAGAAATTGCCGGAAATTTGACCATTACATTTACTCATCCTTTGGATTCACCAGTTTATGCTTCACAGGGAATTGAAGTAAGACCAACTTCATTTACCGAAAGTACTTCTAGTGTAGTTGCTGGATATTATCAACAATTCGGTGCTTCCGATTATTTAGACATTGTTAATGTTGCTTCAATAACAGGTGGGACAGCTAGTTCTAATGCTCTAACTGGTCAAATTTCTACCAGATTATATCAAAATATTTTATACCGAGAAATAGAAGACGGGGACACAGTTTGGCTGGACGAAGACGGAACAGACATTTTATATCTGGACACACAGAATACGGTCGACAGAGACCAATTTAATGTTTCTTTTGTCAGAGCTTTTAATAATATTGCTAGACAAAGCCCATCTGATCTGGTTGCCTATCCACCTTTTGGAGATGTTTATGCCTCTGATAATATCGGATTCCCCGTTGGGTCAAACCAGACGGACATTGTTTCGAGTGTTGCATCTATCAACCAATTCTTAGATGTATTGGGCACAACTGGTCCAAACAGTTTTACGTTCGTTCCTGATCAGATTAACAATAAAATAATTTCCGTGGGAGATTATTTAGTTTCCACTGACCTAGAATTGTGTGAAACCGTAGGAGCCAACAGACAATCTAGATTGACTAAAGTAACCGCAGTGGCACGAACCACTACTTCTGGAGTTGTTAGAGTTGTTTGCGCTAGGCCTATTTTCTTTTATTCTGGATCCCCAATTCAAGTTCAAAAGTTTAAATCAATTCCCCAATTCACCAGATCATTCGATTTCATTTATTTGGGTGGTTACACAATGAGAGATGCTCAAAGACCTAATGGAACAGATTTGAGAGTGGATGAAATTTTAAACGTTTTGTATGACACAAATTTGGCTGCAACCTTGGCTACTAAGGACGTTATTTCATTCCGTTATATCGTAGATACTTTCAGCGGAACGATTCAACCGAATTCTAAATACCAACTTTCAAAGCTTGCTATGATGAGACAGAAGGCTTTGGCATTTATCAATGCTCCTTCTATGGCTCAGTTTAGAGCCAGCACGGATCCAAGATTTACTAATGCTCCAACAGCTGTAGATCCGTTCCCTCCCCTAGAAGCACAATACATTGCAGAGGGTGGAAATTTATCTTTGAATCCAGCTTACACATTCAGCCTTCCTACCCAAGATTTGGGAGCTTCTTTTGCTGGTTATTTCACTCCTTATATTACTGTTAGGGAAAATAACAGAAACGCGAATGTTCCACCAGCTGCTTATGTCTCTAACAATTTCGTAAGAAAATTCGCAAACGGAGAACCCTACAACATCATAGCAGGTCAAAAAAGAGGTACGATTTCCGGAGGTAATATCGTCGGAGTTGAATATGATTTCACCAACGAAGATCGCGGATGGCTAGAACCCTTTGGATTGAATCCTATTATTAAGAAAAGAGGTTTTGGTGTAGTTATCTTTGGTAATCAAACTGCTTACCAGACTGTTAATTCCGCCTTTGGGTTGCTTCACGTCAGAGATTTATTGATTAGTCTGGAGAATGACGTGGAAGAAATACTATCAAACTATTTGTTCGATTTCAACGAGGATTCTATCCGTCTTGAAATCAAAACTCTGGTCGATACCTATTTAGATGGAGTGAGAGCAGGTGGAGGTATTTATGCCTATCAAGTAATTATGGACGCATCAAACAATCCTCCTTCTGTTATCGACATGAATATGGGTATTATTGATATCATCATAGAGCCTGCTCGAGGAATTCAGAAATTCATCAATAGAATCACGGTTACTAAAACTGGTGGTATTGCATCTGGTGGTTTCATCAACTTTGTATAACATATTTTGTGAATTTTAGAAGGTAAGATAAATAAAAAAAAGAAAAACAATTAATGGCCGGTTTACCACATTACCAAAATTCATTGTATTCGATCAATAAATACGAACCAGTTTATCTCAATCAATTTGAGGTAACGGTAATTCCCCCTGCAGCTGTTCTAGGGGGTCAAATTTTGTTACAACAGGTTATGAGTGTACAAGGAATGGACGTGGATAAAAACCCATCTTTTATTTTTCAGAAATACAAGTTTGCCAAAAGAAACTATGCGGGGGGTAAACCAGATAAAACCAGTTTGGATTTGAGCGTGAAATTTACGGTTAATTTGAATGACGATAATTCGATGTACACGTTTAAAACCCTAAGACAGTGGACCGATTTGATTTACAATCCACTCACGGGAGCTATGGGGATCAAAAGGGATTACACTGGAACGGTTATCATTTCTATTTTCAACAAAAACGGAGATGTTTTCAGGAGAATTACCTGCAAAGACTGTTTCCCTATGAAAGCTATTGATCCGATGGAGTTGGATTATGTGAATGGAACTACTTTGTATGAAATCACCATGACATGGGCGGTTGATTATTGGGATGATCTATTTACTTAAAAATTAAAAAAATAAATGGCAGGTTTACCACACTTCAATAATTCTCTAGCGGCTCGCAACAACTTCGAACCAGTTTTTCTTAACCAATTCGAAGTTCTGATTACACCTCCGGCAGGAGTGACATTAGGTAATGTGAGATTCAATGGGGAATCTATTATGACGCAGCAGGTCAAAAGCGTAACCGGATCTCTTGCAGTTGATATTCAACCTGCTGCCCCAGTAACTCAGTATTATAAATTTGCCGAAAGAAGATATGCAGGTGGTGAACCTTCAACTTCCGATGTTCAATTTTCGATTTCTTTTGAGGTGAACTTAAACGAGAATAATTCAATGACCATTTTTAAAATCTTGCGTCAATGGTCAGATCTGATTTACAATCCTCTGACTGGTGCTATGGGATTGAAAAAAGATTACACTGGACAAATTGTTGTTTCAATCTACAACAAACAAGGCGATGTTTTTCGCAGATTAACTTTAAACAACTGCTTTTTGATCGAACCTTTGACCACAATGGCATTAAGTTATGATTCTGGGGATGCTTTATACATTCTAGATACTACCTGGAAATCTGATTACTGGCAAGACCAATTCCTATAATTTTAGTTTTTTTTCTGTCACACATATATAAGGAGCACATTTATGTGTGACCTAATTTGAATTATATGGATCCAAAAAATTTATCACCAGAAAAAATTTTACAAGAAAAAGAAAAACTTGGCGGAATTTCTTTTGATGATGGCGTAGCCGATCTAAACCCAATCAATCCTTTAGAGGAAAGGGCAGAGAAAGAAGCCAATGCCTTATTCCAACAGGCACAAGAAAAAACCGAAGGCCCATCTCAGACGAGATTGGCTGAGCAAATAAAATCTGAGCCTATTCTCACCACAAGTCCAGAAAATTCCATCCCAAGGGATTTCGGACCTTCTGATTTGGGTTGGAAAAATTTACCTCCTTCACTTCTTCCCTCTGGCGGACTATTTTACCCGGAAGGAGTTCAGATCGCTATACGTCCTGCAGAGGTAAAGGAAATAAGACACTTTTCAACCATCGATGAAACAGATATGCTCGACATTGATGCCAAATTAAATTTGATTCTCGAAAGATGCTGTGTAATCAAGTTTCCACAATACGGAGTTGTGTCCTACAAAGAAATTAAACAGGAGGATCGCTTTTTTATCCTTATGACGATCAGAGATTTAACCTTTGTACGGGGAGAAAATATGATTGTTTTAAAACCTAAAACTAATTGTGTAACTGGGGATTGTCCGTTTCAAAATGGTGTTGAGCTAAGGACTGGGGTTTTATCCAAATATGCTATAGACGAGAAATTGATGTCCTATTATTCCAAATCGGATAGAAAGTTCGTTCTGAATATTTCAAAGTTATCTAGAACCATCAAATTAACAGTTCCTTCAATAGGTGTTGTAGATGCAATCTCTACTTATGTTCGAAATAGGATTAGAAAGGGGATGGATGTAGACGAAAGTTTCATCAAAATAGCACCGCATCTCTACGAAGATTGGAGAGGTTTAGATGAAAACCGATTGGCCGAACTTGAAGAGGCATCAAATTCTTGGTCCAAGGAGGAATTTTCTATTTTATTTCAAGTAGCAGACTTACTTAAGATAGGTACGAAGTTGGAGGTGAATTTACCTTGTTCTAAGTGCGGTGCTCAGGAGGTCACCGCCCCAATTTCCTTTCCCGGAGGGATCAGATCTCTTTTCGTTATTTCAGATATCTTTGGAGAACTACTTTGATTTGAAGTTTCGCCTTTGGAACGAACACAAATTAGATCCGGAATGGATAGAAAAAATTCCATATTACGAGTTCCAAATTTGGTTGGATAAAATTAACAAGTCTGTAGAAAAACAAAACAAAGAAAATATGGAGGATTCTGGCCAATCTGAGGTTTTTAATTTTTCGAAATGATTTCCATTTTGCAACAATTAGATATATAAATTAGTTTTATTATGGCACAGGACACAGCTAGCATTTTGAAGGAGCTATCTTCTCTTTCCAACAATTTAGATTCTTTAGCTCGGGAGCTCAAAGAACAAAATAAAATTTCTGCAGAAACCAACAAAAATACGAACCAACTTGTCAATGAATTAAAGCAGGAAAACAAATCTGGGTCACAAAATTCCACCGAAGAAAAGGAAGATCCAAAAAAGTTTGAAAAAATGGTTGGATCTTTCTCTAAAGAATTAGAAAAAACTTTAGGGAAGCAGGCAGAGAAAAATTCGAAGACAGCAAATTCTAATAAATCCGATGGCGTAGGTTCTAAATCTAACGTATCTGATTTATTGAAAGAAATGAAAGAATCCATCGCAAAAAATCAGACGAAGCCAGCAGAAGTGAAACCAAATATTCCAAATTTGGATTTGACTAAAATTTTAGGTTTGGGTAATTTAGGTTTGGATAAGTTAGGTTTGGATAAGTTAGGTTTGGGTAATTTAGGTTTGGATAAGTTAGGTTTGGATAAGTTAGGTTTGGATAAGTTAGGTTTGGATAAGTTACCCAAACTAAAAGACGGAGGACAAATTGAAAAGGATGGGATGGCTATTGTAGGCGAAGCAGGACCAGAAATTGTAAAGTTGAAAAAAGACCAGAAAGTTATCAATCAAGATGAACTTTATAAATCCGCTCTAGAAGAAATGGAGGAAGACAGAAAAAGACGAGCTAATCCAGAAAAACAGGATTTGTCTGTGGTTGCCCCTCAGCAAAGATTGGCAGACATAAAAAAAACAAAACAAAAAGAAATAAACACAGCAAAATCCCAAATAAATGAAGTTTCGTCTGAAAAAAATTCTAATTTTCTGCAGGATATTGTTACCCAAATGCCTACACTAGAAGGGTTCATAGAAAATAAATTTGGTGTTAAAGTCCCAAAAGCTGCTATTCAAAAAGAAAGAGAAGATCTTTTGAAATCCGATCTAGATTACTACACCAAATATCCAGAAGATCTTCAAGAGGACCTAGATTATTTTATAGAGTCCTATAATGAAGCACCCGAACCAACCGAAACCCAACCAATCTCTGTTTTATCATCTCTCACACAGAAAGAACAAGGGCAAAAAATACCTACACAGAAAGAACAAGGGCAAAAAATACCAGGGCTTACGGACGGAATGAAACCAGAAACAGATTCAAAAATTAAATCTAAAAAAGAAAATAAGAAAAATCAAGAATCTGTAATTTCCCCGACTAAGCCTAAACTTTTGGAATCATTAAAGGCCAAGGGAAAAGAATTTGGTTCAAAATTCAAGGAAAATTTGACTAAAGGAATCAAAGATTACCAACAATCTTTATCCCAAAAAACTCCAGAAAGTGGGGACCCAACGATGGATTATTTTTCCAAACAAGCGGGAAACTTAGTTGAAAAATTGGATTCATCCAAACTAAATAAAGAAACTCCAACTTTAAAAAAGTCAGACGAAAAAAGTCCATCCGCATCTTCACCCCAACAAGCTGAACCATCACCAAGCACATCAACCCCCGATAAAGTAGAAAACACACCCCCACAAGCTCCAACAAAAACAAATAAAACCCCTAAAGGAACAAAAGAAGGCGAAACTTTATCCTCTTCAGACATTAAAGAGATAAAAGGACTTTTGGCAGGAATTTATAAATCTTTATCGGGTCCTTTAAGGATAGCAAATGACACGCCATTCAGACCAAGTTCTAATATAATTTGAAAAATCAGGTTAAATTTTTATTTGTCAAAGAAGTTGGCTATATTTGAACTTTTCAAACCGAATTCCTTATGAGCACCAATAAATTTAAATTCAAAGAAATACCTGTGGATGAGTTTTTTCAGGATTTGGGCTCATATGAAGAATTTTCCTGGGTGGCAAAACCTAACCTGAGAAATGTTTTTATTTTTAGTGAAATTGAAAATTTAAAAGACGAAACCTTTTATAAACCAAAAGATATTAAAACTGATCCTGTATATTTGGCCATGGCTGAAATCTGGGCACAAAATTCACATTGCAGAAGAATGAAGGTAGGTAGTCTAATTGTAAAAGATAAATCAATTATATCCGATGGTTATAATGGATCTCCTACGGGATTTCCAAATGAGTGCGAAGATGAAAATTTTGTGACTTTGAGCTATGTGCTACATGCCGAAGCTAATGCAATCACCAAACTTGCCAAGAGCACACAAAGTTCAGAAGGATCAACTATGTATGTAACCGTTTCTCCTTGTTTTGAATGTTCTAAATTGATCATTCAATCGGGAATCAAAAAAGTAGTTTTCGGCAAGGTCTACAGAAAACCTGAGCCCCTGTCTTTCTTATTGGAGGCAGGTTTAGAAATTGTAAAATTGGGAAAAAAAATCTAGGGAACAAAAAAATGGCAAAGGAGAAAAACATTCAGGTATTAGCAGAAAATTTTATTCAAGGTAAAGACGATATGTCTTTTAAATTTTTATTTGAAAGGTTAAAACCGGGGGTCTTGAACCACTGTTTCACCATCCTCAACGACATGGAATTAGCAGAGGATGCTTTTTTAAATTCTATGTCCAAGGTCTGGCAAAAAATAGATCAATATGATGCGGAGAAGGGAAATTTTTCAACTTGGTGCTACAATATAGCCAAAAACGAATCTTTACTTTTACAAAAAAGTAGAAAAAGGCTCGTAACAAAAACCACAGAAGAAATCGAATTGGATTCAACCAAGATGGACTCAGACTCAGTGGTTTATTCGGTGGAAGAAGATCCTATCTGGAGTTTCCTATCAGGCGGATCTGATATTGATGAAGTTTATGAGCAGGTTGTAGATGAAATTAGAGATCTCCCGGAACTTTATAGGGATATCATGATTGATAGAGAGATCTATGGTATGAAGTACAAGGACATAGCTGACAAGTATGGAATTAAGAAAAGGTCCATCGCTACAAGAATAAGAAGGGCCAGAACAAAAATTCGTAAGAAAATCGAGACCTTGACGAAAAAAAATTCAAAAAAATGATTGACTTTTTAGGTAGAATCATAGTTACCCTTCGATTATGGGATGTTCTCAAGGACCTGAAATTATATTCAGATTATCTCACGATTATTAAAAAAGAGTCATTGAGTTCTCCTCAGTGGAGCAAACTAAGATTGAGAAAAGATTGGTTTGGTAGAATTTACACGGTGGTAAATCTTCCGCCAGAGGTAACACAATCCAGAGATTTCCCCGACGATGCCAGGCCAGCTTTTGTTTTCGAAGAAATCAGACCTATCAACGAATACCTAACCCGCCTTAATTTGCACGAAATAATTGCTCCTTGGTTGCAGCCTATCAAAGAAACTGGCGGTGATTCATTTTTGGTTATTTATTATTTTGTATATAGGGAATTGAGTTGGATTTGGTTGCTAAGATTCTGTTTAGAAATGGTAGCTCTTGGTTATGTGATTAGGAATTGGGAACAGATCATGCAATTTGTAAATTCATTCATATCGTGGTAAATTGGGAAGAAGTATTAAATGAATATCAAAAAAAATTGGATTTTTTCAAAGATCCATATTTTATTTTTGAAGAAAACAGCCACTCCTATTCTTACCGAGGGATAACATACGATTCAGTAACAACTTTTCTAAGGAGATTCAAAATTCCCTTCGATCGTGATTATTGGATCAAAAGAAAAGCTTCAGAAGCAGGTGTTGATCCTTCTGTAATAGAAAATGATTGGACACAAAAAGCAGTTACTGCAGCTTCACTTGGAACCCGTGTTCACAAATGGATCGAAGATTTTTGGTCTGGCGATAATCCAGAAATGCCTGAGAAAGAAGAGGATATCCGGAGAGTTCAGTCTTTTCTGAATTTATACGAATCAAGATTGAAAAAATTGAAGCCTTTGAAATCAGAGCTAAAAATTTTTTCTAAAAAATGGAAATTGGCTGGAACTATCGACCAACCTTTTTTAATGTGGGACGAGAAACAAAACAAGCTTTTGTTTCTTATCGGTGACTGGAAAACCAACAAAGAGTTCAAGGATGACCACCACCCTAAAGGAAGATACAAAAAACTTCTTCATCCATTTGTTGATTTATACGAAAATTCACACAACGAGTATTCGATTCAAATTAGCTTGTACCGTTTGATTTTAGAGGAAGAACTGGGGATAGAAACTCATGGAGGTTTTTTAGTTCACATTGGACCGGAATCCGATGCCAAAATTTACCCAGTAAAAGATCTGAGGGAAAGGCTAAAAATTTATTTACAACAAAATCGGGAAGATTTCGATGTTTTTAAGGTCTAATTGTTGAAACAAATTTAGAATCTCATGTAAGATCAATAAAAAATTTTATCATGGGAAAAAAGATTTCAACAAAAAATTCGGAAGTTGTCACTCAGGTTCTTCCAGTTAATTCAAACGATTTTGAAGGATTAGATGTTCCATTCCAATTGGATCAAAAAAGAATACAAGAATGTGAAAAAAGATTACAGGAAGCAAAAGAAAAATTTTCCAGTAAATTGTATGCAATCAAATTCGAAAAATCGGAACACATTCAGATTTTCTATAATTACATGTTGGAAGAAGCCGAATGGAAAGAAAGAGAAGCGGTTGGAATTATCGAAATTAATAAATTGATTACAAAATTTAAGAAGGAAAAGATAAAAGAAAATACCTTATTCATTGAGGCAACCCCTTTGGATGCTATTTATTATTTCCTATCTAAAAAAACAGGAAAAGGTTTGAAAGATGCCGAAAATTTTGTTTCTGTTCTTAGACCCTTCGGAATTGGATTAGAAATTTCTAAACAGGATGCACAAATTATTGCTAACTTAGAAAAAGAATTAGCCGCTGCACAGCAAGGTATAGATATAGTCTAGAAAAATCTAGGATTGTGATTTCATCCAGTAAAAGATTTTAGTTTTTAAAGATATATACTTGAAGAAAAATTGAAATTATGGAAAGGATAAAAGTTTTTTTCTCTAAACACGGGTTTTTGGTTTTTGTGATGATGTTTTTTCTCATGTTCATTCATAATTGTTCAAAGAACAGTGAAATAAGAAAATTAAACAAAGAAAAAACGAATTGTACCGGCCAGCGGGACAGTTTAAGTAATTTGGTCATTTCTCGGGAAAATCTTGAAAAAATTAAGATTGAATCAAAATTAGAATTATATAATTATCTAAATGATGAAATTTCTAAAAAGGATAGAAGTCAGCAAATGATGCAATTTCAAAAAGAACATATATTGCCGGGAAAAAAGGATTTGGAAACCAAAATAAAATTGTTGAAACATGAACAGTAAAAAGTTGCATTGGTTTATTATTTCAACCTTTGTTTCTCTTTATGTTGTGGTTAGTGTGATCTCAACCATCCACGTAATTGAGTTTTTTAAGTTGTCTAATCCAGAATGGTTGGCAATTTTTTTGGCTATCGCCTTTGAGATAGGAGCAGCAGCTTCTTTGGCTTCAATTATAACTTTGGAAAAGATGAACAAAAATTTGATTTGGCTCTTATTTTTTGTTTTGACTTTCATGCAATCAATGGGAAACACCTATTATGCATTTGTTAATTTGGAAAATTTCGAATCATGGAGTCAACTTTTTGGATTAGAAGGGGAAGAGTTAATTTTTCAAAAAAGAGTTCTAAGTCTAATTTCTGGAGCTATTTTACCCTTGGTCGCTCTCGGATTTATAAAATCCCTTGTTGATTATCTTAAACCGACCGAAAAAATTGAAGAAGATCAAAAATTCGAACAACCTGAGACCAAAACTTTTCAGAATATTTCATTTACTCACGATTACTCTAATCAAGATGAAGTGATTATTGATGGTGGAGGAATTCTTGTTAAATCTGTTGATGATAAAGTAAATCCGGAAAATGAACACTTTAACCCTGATGAAATACAAAATCTATCCTCTGAAGAAAATTCTAACCAAGAAATTTTGGAATTAGAAAAATCCGAAACAGAACAAGAAAAAAATTTAGAAAGCAATATTGATTTTTCAAACCAGCAAATTCTTTATACAAATTCCAATAGACCAAAAATAAGTGATCCTCCAAAGAAACCTTGGGTCGATCCGACCACATTATAAAAATGTCCAATGGGAATAATTCAATAACCGGCGGGGATCTTGATATTTATGGAGGAAGTTCTCCTGCGATAACGGGTGGAACATATTTTGGTGAAGGGTCTTCACAGATAGGATTGGACCCAGGACCATCGGCTAATTTCGATACTAGGTACACTTTGATTGCTTTAAATCCTGGTGGTTTAGAAAGAGTTAATTTGACTTTTTCGAATTTCAATGACCCTAAAAAAATCAGGTTCTATAATACATCTATGAATGTTGCGTGGCAAGACGTTACAGAACAAAAGTTGGATCTGGTTGATTTTTTCTATCCGGTGAGAGATTTCTCTGGGTATCAACAGCAGACTTTTGTTATAGCTCCTTATACATCGGTTAATCTAGATCAGGGTGACTTTGACACAACCTTGGGTGAAATTGGTTTATTTATGGCAAGAGCACAATTTTATGCAGATGCTACACCAGATCAAAGAATGCTTTACTGGGAATACAAAGGTTCAAGATTCATTATGGCTGATTTTATGATGTTGACCGGGCAGGTAAAAAATGGTAGAATTTGGAAGGGGTGGCAAACAAGCAATGATGTTAGTTCAGAGATAGGATACACCGGAGCTGCAACCGGGGGGTTTGTATTTTCAAATCCAACCGAGTATAATGTAAAATTAACGGTTCTAACCGCAAGTTAAAATGGCTACCAGACCTATACTCTGCCCTCCAATTCCTCCCAATGGTTGGATTTTCTTCAAAAACCAATTCGTGTTGGAGGAAGATTTCAACTATACAACTTTTTTTAATTTCAAAGATTTATTCTTTGATGTTGAGGATTACTCAAGATTGATGATCACACTCAAAAGAACTAAATCAATAAAACTAAGTCAAACCGATATTGGAACTGAAGGATTTGTGAGATGGATAGCAGTCAAAGTTCAATATCCAGCTCCTAAAAATCCAATATTATTCGCTTCACAAACTCCAATTATTCCCGGCGTTCCAACCCCTACTAACGGTACACCTCAAATTCAAAAATACATTCATTGGAGCTATCAAGGAAAAAATTACAACCTAGGAGAACTTATGGTGTTGAGCGGAAACCCCCTCGGATCTACCGATTCCGATGTAACTGGATGGAATTTGAGCGAATATGATTTACTTTATTCTGGTGGGGGAATCACTTTTACTAATCCCCACCCCGACTTTGATGTTAAGCTACAAGTTCTTGTTGCTAAATAAAAAAATTCGGAAAACGAAATTTCTGAATGATATATAGAACGTAAAAAAATTCAAAACAAAATGGATTTACTGAATAAACTCAAAACACTAAGAAATACAACAACCTCTCCTGAGGTAAAAGCTATCTGCGAATCAAACATTCAAAAGATAGAAAGGGGGGATTCTAATATCAACACCGATCTGATTATGGAATCTATTCAAAATATTGAAACTGTGAATACACCAGCACAAGATCCCTTTCAGTTGATAAGAGAACAAGAATTGGCTAGATCGAGAAACTCAGCTAGTAGAATCATGGAATCTTGGGGTGGTGTTGGAAACGGATTATCCAAAAACTCAGGAAGCTATGTTGAAAGCGAAAAGTCGCAAACGTCTAAAGTAGACTATTCTAGTTTGAACGAAAATTTAGCCGCTCTTTCTTCACACGACAAAGGGGTAGAAGCTTTCATGAAATCCGAAGAAGTACACAATCTAGGTGTTTTAGAAGGTATTAATATTATTCGTAATTCTGGCATTTTCGAGCATCCTTCTATCAAAATTATTTGCGAAAAATATTATCATTTGCTCAAAACCAAAAACATGCCAGAATTTCTTGTTGCAGAAGGATTTCTACAAGAAATGAAGAATTTCGATTGGGATGAAAGAGTTCAGGAAATTACCGAATCTATAGAAGACCTTTTAAATGATCTTAGACCCGAAATTGAAGTTTCAAAAGCATTGTATGCAATTTCTAGCAATGCCGGATCCGACTTTTACTCGCCAGTAACTGAATCCTTGAACAATTGGTTGGTTTCCGAAAATAAATCAATTTCTCTTTTGTCGAAGGAAATTTCAAGATGGCAATTTAATCCAATCGTGAGAAATTTATTGAATAATCTTTCTCTGATGGAGAGCGATTCGTCCAAATTAAATATTCCAATTCATTCTGGTAATTCTTCGGTGAGAAGAGTTTTCTCACCTGTTCTCGTTGAAGGAGGTAAAACAATATTTACTATAGGGTCAAATGTTTTCGAAGGATCTAATCAAGGATTGAAGAGGTTGAATCGTGGCCAAGTTGCTGTTTTGCCTAAAAATTATCTTTCTATTTTGGAATCTTTTTATGCTCCTTATGTGAAAGCTGATGAGCATGGTTTAAATGTTTTTGTAGGTAAAAATAAATTCTCATTGGTCGAAGAAGGGGAAGGCGTATCGGTTCTTTTCAATGGAAAATCGATGAGATTTCAAGATAAAATCAATCTTTCAAAAGCAATCGGATTAGAAATTTCTGGATCACTGGGAATGAATGAAAATAAAATTGTTTATGACATTCTGAATTTGTATGAAAACTTCTTTTCTATCGTAGAACTTGATTTTGCAAAGAGAATCGAATCTAAAGTTTACGAAGGTGCTTCTGTTAATTTGATCAAGTGGGAAAACAAAATTTTCCTAAATCGAATCAACGAGTCAATGTCAGATAATTCCGTATTCGAAGTTAACGGAACACAGGCAACTAATATGGTTAAGGAATTCCTAAAGTATGACATTTCAGAAGGTTTAACAGAATTCTTAGAGGGAGAATCTAGAATCAAATCTATTATGATTAATGATAGAAAAAAACTGATGGAAAATATCACAGTTTTAGAAGGACAGCTTCGAAAAGTTGAATCTCAAATGGGTTTAAATCCTTTGTTTGCTAATTCGGACGAACTTCAAAGAGCACAAAATTTGTTAGAAAAAGAACTTTCTTCGTTGCGCAAAAAATGGTCTGCTGTTAACAGCGAACTGGATAAAATTGAAAACCAAGCTCTTGCTTTCGAGGAAGTTTTCGAGGATGATAAATTCAATGTGGGAGAATATGTTAAAGTTTTAGAGAACGGTAATACGGGAAAAATTATTTCTATTGACAGCACCTCTGGGTCCTACACTGTTTTGATGGATAACGGCAGAACCGGGGATTTTAAAATCGATGAGATTGAAAATTTAGATGATGCTTTATCCAGAGCAGGGGATGAGAACGAAGCAGATTCAGAATCACAAGAGGAATTAAAAGAAGCTTCGCAGCAAATGGCAATTGCCCCTGGAAAATCTTCGAAAGAAAAGAAAGATTCAACACCAGCAAACACGATGAGAAAAAATACCGAAACTGCTCCCAAGGGAAAGGATAACGATAAGTCTGGTCAAAAAGATTTCGAAAATTTGAAGGATGCTAATTTAGAAGAAGCTCCAGAAGGAAATGAAAAACACACCAAATATAAGGCAAATAAAGGTGCAGGTTATAATTTGTCCGAAGATACAACATTTAGCAAATCTGATGTTAAACTCATGAGATTGGCAGAAACCCCCGGATCCGAAGAAGGAGATGCAGATTATGATGTAAAAGGAATTAGATACAAAGCAAAAAATCCACAAGTCATGAAGACAGATCCGAATTTTGCTTCTGCCCCCGGAAATGAAAAGGGAAAACAACCCCATTACAAAGTAGACGATGAAATGGGTTACAATGTTGATGAAAAAACTGGACTAGGAAAAATAAATCAAAATTTTGCTGTTGCCCCGGGTAAGGCTGAGGGAGATGCCGGGTATGGAGTAAAAACCATCAAAGGTAAATCACACAGTCCGCAGGTACAAAAAACAGATCCTAATTTTTCGGTTGCACCCTCTAAAGGAGCAGACGGTAAACTTGATTATAAGTCAAACAGTGAAATGGGTTACAATATCGACGAAAGCGAAGAGTCAAAAAAAAACTAAAAAAAATCCTTAGCAGGGTTTGGGCTTTTGCACCATCTGATCCGGATCAGGATAAAAAACCAAAACCTTTTGTAGATGACTACAAAAAAGGAATGAGTTTTGCTCCGACTGGAAAATCTGAAGACAACAAACTTTCTGATGATTCACCAGAGGAAAATAAGTTTTAAATGAAACTAACCCCGAGGTTAAAACTAAGATTCTAAGTTAGCAATTTTTTAACATTTAATGACGAAAGTTTACGTTACCAACTCCAGTTTAATGGATGCTATTTTAGAATCTAAAAAAAATGGACAGCTGACTGTAGAGGCCATTGAAATGTTCAATTTAATGATTGCTGGAATTTCCAAGAAAATGGCTTACAAAGATCCAGACGACAAAGCTGATTGTATGGCTTTTGCCATGGAGGATCTTTGTAAATATTGGAACAGATTCGACCCTACTAAATCAAATAATCCATTTGCATATTATACACAAATAGCTAAAAACGGATTTGCAAAGGGCTGGAAAAAAATACATCCCCCAAAATCACCCAAAACCATTCCATTTTCTTATATTACAGGAGAAGACAATTCCTATAATATTTAAATGACTGACATCAAGAAAATAAAACCCAACGGTGACTACAAATCTGGTTTGTATGTACCCGTTAATCCAGAAAAATATGTTGGGGATATTCACAACATTATTTGTAGATCAAGCTGGGAATTCAGATTTTGCAAATATTGTGACAACAACGAAAAAATTTTAAAATGGAGTTCTGAACCAGCGGCAATTCCTTATTACAATCCACTAGATAAAAAAGATCACAATTACAACGTTGATTTTTACTTGAAAGTTCTTCAAGATGATGGAAATGAGCAGGAATGGTTGGTCGAGGTGAAGCCAGAAAAACAACACCAAAAGCCAATCTACGAAGGAACATACACCGTAGAAAAATTAAAATCTTACAATCACAAAATGCAAATTTGGATTACAAATCAAGCAAAATTCAAAGCTGCAAAACACTGGGCAGAAAGCAGGGGTATGAAATTCGGAGTTGTCAACGAGAAATTCCTATTTCAAAGCAAATGATAGACTTTCCTGAACAGGCTAAAAAATTGAGAAGTCAATTTTCCTCTTTATCTGAACTTAATTCCTCCGTAAACCAAGAATTCTCGGAGAAGTATGGTCCCGACTCGAAAAATACCGGTGAAAAATTCACAGCCTTCAAAAGTGGAAAAATTTATTTTGGATTGCATACCACAAAATCAAAAACAGGAGAAAAAAATTCTTTTGTGAATAGATACCCTTGTTTTCTTTTTTTATCCGAAGAAAGAATTGGAAATAGGATAATTTGTAAAGTTATGGATTTAACAATTATCCCACCCGATAATCTCGCAGAAATTTTAACACGTTTGACCACGACTTTTTCGGAAATACTTGAAGAAAATGTGAGAAACATTTCCGAATCTCAGATGCCATTGAATCTAAAAGGGGAAAATTTACAAAAAATATTTAAAGGAACTGGATATGAATTCGCAATTTTTGGATTCGAAAAGGAAAATTTGCGAGGAATGAAAATAGTAGATTATTCAGATTGGGTAAAAATTCCATATTTTAGCCAAGCAACTTTAGAGGGTCTCTCTTTGGATCAGATATATAAAGAATATAAATCGAAAATAAAAATTTGATTTTGTCTATAAAACCAAATTTCTGACTTCATGGCAGGATTTAATGAGAACCCAAACACCAACCCTGTATTCCAAAGAATTAGGGACTCGATCAAAAATCTGAGCAATTTCGGATTGAGATATGGAGACATGGTGGTCAAAAATTCACAGGCAATTGGTACCACAGAAGCAGAATTTTTAAAGAAAGGTCCGATTGAAGATGAAACTACACTTTTCTCTTTAGGTAGACAAGATACGACTACCAGACAGTATATTTCATATTTTGATAAAGACTATGCAGGAAAAAGAGATTATCTAAGAAAATTTTCTTTAAATCCTGAGATTGAATACATTTTGGATACGGTCTGCGACGAGGCAATTTCCTATGATGGATTTAATTTTTTCGCATATCCAGCCTTCTTAAACATTATTGGAATTAAAAAAGATGTTTCAGATAAAATTGATTCGACGTACAAAAAATTGTACGACATGTTTGGTTTCAATGACGATATTTCTGCATGGCAATATTTCAGACAACTCCTTGTTGATGGTTTCGTTGCTTTCGAAATCGTATACGATGACAGGGGGAAAAATATTATTGGTTTCAAAGAACTAGACGCAACCACCCTTATGCCTTCCGTAGAAAAGCAAAAAGATGGAACCTTCTTAAATGTTTGGTATCAATATCCTAAGGACGAAAGAAAAAGGAGAATGCTTTACGATTCCCAAATCATTTATCTTTCTTATGCCAAAGGCAATACTGTTTCAAGAGTAAGTTATTCAGAAAGATTGATTCGTCCGTACAATGTTCTCAGGATCATTGAATACACCCGTGTTATTTGGTCTGTGATGAATGCATCATTCCGTCTAAAAATGACAGTCCCAGTGGGGTCCAGATCGCAACAAAAGGCTATGCAAACCCTTGGCGAGTTGATGTCCATATACAAAGAAGATATTCAATTCAACGATGAAAGTGGGGAACTTTCGGTAAATGGTCAGCCAAAAATTCAATTTTACAAAAATTATCTTATGCCTAAGGGAGCTTTAGGTACTCCAAATATTGAACCCCTTAACACCGCCGGACCAAATTTGAATGATCCAGCTCCTTTGGCTTATTTTTTCGACAAGTTGGTTCAAGAATCTAAAATTCCATTTTCTAGATTCCAAGGACCAGATGGTGGATCGATTGGTAAATATGCCAATGCAGCCGAAGGATTGGATAAAGAGGAAATTAGATTCGCAAAGTTTATCATGAGATTAAGATCCGTTTTCCAGGACATTCTTATAAAACCTTTGTGGATTCAATTGTGTAGAGATTTTCCGCAATTGGAGAAAGATTATATGTTCAGAAGTCAACTTGGATTAACTTTTGTTTCGGATAATCCATTCAGAGTGAATCAGGAAATAGAAACGATGAACAAAAGGAAAGAATCCATAGATGCCATGTATGGATTGGTGGACGGAGAAGGACAGCCTTTCTTTTCTTTGGGTTATCTAATTGAAAATTTTCTAGGAATGACTGAGGATGATATCAAAGCCAATGAAGAAGCTAAAGAGAAGACCAAGAATAAAAAATCAAAAGAAACTCCAGAAGGTGGAGAAGGCGCTGAAGGTGGTGATTCAGAAGCAGGAACTGAACCAGAAGGATCCCCGCCAGAAACAGAAACACCGGCATAATTATGGCAGGATTTAACGATGATAACAGTCAACAGCGTTCCTTTTTAGGAAATCTGTACCGAAACCTATCTAAAATTGGAAGGTTTGGTATGCAGTACGAGGATATGGTTATCCGGAATTCTCAGGCTATAGGGGCAACCGAATCTACCTTTTTCAACAATGAAGGAACTGGATTTACCGAGAATGACGCTTTCTTCTGGACTTTAGGTTATCAAGATACTAGAGTAAGAAAATACATAGCCTATTTCGACAAGGATTATCTCGGGAAAAGAGAATTCTTAAGAAAATTTGCTTTAAACGGAGAAATTGATTTCATTCTGGATACTTTATCAGACGATGCTATCAACTACGACGACAAAAATTTCTTCGGGTATCCATCTTTATTAAATGTTGATTTAAAACCCGAAGTCCGTTCTAAGGTAGAAGAAAATTTCAGAACTTTGTACATGCTGTTTGGTTTTCAACAAAGTACTCTTGCCTGGCAGTATTTTCGTCAATTTCTAATTGATGGTTTTTTGGCTTTTGAAATTGTGTACTCGACAGATGGAAAAAAAATTGTTGGTTTCAAAGAATTAGATGCCACCTCTCTTCAACCTGCAACTGAACAACAGCCCAACAAAGAATTTCAACAAATCTGGATTCAATATCCGGGTGATCCTAGAATGACCAGAAAATTAAAGGCAGAGCAGGTCATTTATCTTTCCTATGCCAAGGGTAATTCCGTTTCCAGAGTCAGCTACACTGAAAGGCTGATCAGATCTTATAACATTCTGAGAATCATGGAAAATACTCGGGTAATTTGGAATGTCATGAACGCTTCGTATCGTTTGAAATTCGTTATTCCTGTTGGAACACAATCCGGACAAAAAGCTATGCAAACCCTGGGACAGCTGATGTCTCAGTATAAAGAAGAAATTCAAATTAATGATACTTCCGGGGAATTGACTGTCAATGGTGCCCCCAGAGTACAGTTTTACAAAAATTATCTCTTTCCGGAAAAAGACGGGGAATCGCCAGACATTAACACTTTAAATCCAAATGGTCCCGATTTTAACGTGATGGAAAATGTTGTTTATTTTTACAACAAGCTAAAATTAGACTCCAAAATTCCATATGCTAGGTTTGCTGGGAGAAGTGGTCCTGCCACCTATCAAATATCAATCGACCAGTTAGAAAGAGACGAAATTAGATACGAAAAATTTGTTACCCGTTTGAGATCTATTTTCCAAGAACTTTTGGTTAAACCTCTTTATATCCAAACTTGTTTGGATTTTCCTGCCTTGTCTGAAGACAGATCATTTAAAGTAAATTTGGGTTTGAACTTCGTTAAAGAAAATGTTTTCGAACAACTAATTGTTTTATCTAACTACACGAAAAGAACGACATTTATCACCGCATTGGGAGATATGAAACAAAAAATCGGAGAAGAGGAAGTTCCATATTTCGATAAGGAGTGGTTAATAAAAAGATGGCTTGGTTTGAGTATGGACGAATATAGAGAGAACGAAAAATTCAAAAAAGACGAAAAGAAACAAGCGGACAAGGCCAAAAAGGATAAAGGGGAAGGTGGGGAATCAGCAGATGCACCAGATTTCACTCTTTAAATTTCAATAAATGAATTTCAAAGAATTATTTTCAACACAAAAAATTCTTGTTGTGGGTGATTCCATTTTGGATCACTATGTGTATGGAAAAGTTCACAGGGTATCTCCAGAAGCACCAGTTCCGGTTGTTCTTAAGAACAAAGAAGAATTTTTCCTGGGCGGGGCGGCAAATGTAGCACAGAACATCACGACATTCGGAGCCAATTGTACCCTGTTATCTTTGGTTGGTGATGATGAAGATGGAAAAATTTTGTTTGAAAAATGTATCGAGAAAAAAATCAATCCTATTTTTATCGAAGAAGAATCCAGACCAACAACAAAAAAAACCAGAGTAATAGGGAACAAACATCAAATCGTTAGAATTGATGTTGAAACAACTTGTGATTTATTAGAAAACTCAACTTCAAAAATTATTGAAATTTTCGACGAACAGATTCAATTTCACGATGGAGTTATTTTTCAAGATTATGGGAAAGGATTACTAACGAATTATGTTTTAGCGTCTCTAATTGAAATAGCGAAAAAATACTCGAAAAAGATTTTGGTAGATCCTAAAGTGGCAGATCTTGGGCGATATCAAGGAATCGATCTGATCAAGCCAAATCTGAGTGAATTTAAGGCTATGGTGAATATCAAATCTGAAGAAGATTTAGAAATTGACCAGATTGTAAATTATGCCCAATTGGTGATGGAAGAATTCGACTACCAATATTTCCTAATTACTTTATCAGAAAATGGCATGTTATTGGTTGGAAGACATTTTTCTCATCATATCCCTGGAATTAGTGTGGATGTTGCCGATGTCTCTGGGGCAGGGGATACCGTTTCTGCCGTATTTGGATTGGGATTCTTTTCTGGGGAGAACGGGGTTACATCCAATGATGATTTAATTGGTGTGGCAAAACTCGCTAATTTGGCAGGATCTTTAGTGTGTAGGCACCCGGGAGCGGTTTCTGTTGATGCTGAAGAATTATTCGAAAAAAACCCAATTTTTTACTGATTTAATTTTTTTTTTGCGAGGTTTAGTTCTACATTTACATCATGATAAACGAACTAAAAATCCTATCGGCACTCGAATCGTTAACAGGTAACGGGTCCCAAAAAGAGAAGCAAAGACTGCTCTCAGAAAATCTCACCGAAGTGATGTCCTACCTTCTGGACGTGTGCTTCAATCCTTTTGTAACGACCAAGTTACATAAGTTGGACCTACAACCAACCCCCACCGGGGAGTTTCCTGGATTCGAAATCTTCAAGTCCGTTATGGAATCCCTGAAATCAGCTCCGGCTGCCAACGATAACCTTAGGGGTCAGGCCACAGCACTCATCAATTCTCGTCTTTCTGAGGATTCAATCGAAGACAGACAACTTCGGGATATTCTAATGAAAATTTTCACGAAGAGAATGAATTCGGGGATTGGTGCCAAGCTCATTAACAAGGCCTTGGGCAAGGAATTAATTCCGGACCCCTCTTTAATGTTGGCCACCGACGATCAAAAAGAAGTTTTGGGTTGGGATAAGATCTACTGTGAGGAGAAATACGACGGTGTTAGGGTAATTGCTGTAGGAGACAAAGAAAAAGGTTTTCAATTTTACACCAGGGCCTTTAACGAGCTGGACAAAACCAGACTTTCCTCTATAGAGCGAGACCTAGTTCAGATTCTCCACAATTCCAACATTGTAGAAGAAGTATTTTTTGACGGTGAACTAACAGATCTCAACCGAAAGTCTGTTTCTGGAAAGGTAACCCAAATTCTGAAGGGTACAGCTCCTAAGGGAATCGACAAGGAATTTATGTTCAATGTTTTCGATTTGGAAAAGTCTTCGGTTCTGAAGGTTGGACACGGAACCACTCCATTCATTGAAAGAAGAAAAGAACTAGAGGTTTTGACCTCGTTCTTGCCTTCAAACTCCCAAGTTAAACTAGCCCGCCAATGGGTGGTAGATTCCATGGAAGAAACCCAAAAGATTTATGGACTAATTATTTCTCTGGGAGGAGAGGGGGTAATTCTCAAACCAGGGCACCACGTGTACGAGTGTAAACGCAGTAAAAGTTGGGTCAAATTGAAGCAGGTTCAAGATTGTGATTTGGAAATCACTGGATGGTATCCAGGCGAGGGTAAGAGAGAAGGATTCATAGGGGGTTTCATTTGTACTGATGCCTCTAGAACTTTGGAAGTGAAGATAGGATCTGGATTTACAGATGCCGATCTGAAAACTCTTAGTGCCAATCCTGATCAGTGGATTGGTCAGGTAGCTGCCGTTCAATTTAACGAGCCTATCACTGACAAATTCGGAAATAGAAGCCTATTTCTTCCCCGCTTCATTGAGGTTAGGTCGGACAAAAATCAGGCAGACGACATGACCTCTTTTTTCAAGTAAGGGGAAACCTTTATTTGAATTTTCATAAAATTTGAAAGAGGAATTATGGTTAATCAATTGTTGACTGAAAAGCTTAGGCCCCGGGATCTAAAACATATGATTTTGCCGGATCGTATACGGAATCTCTTTGACGGCAAGCCATTGGCACAGAATGTTTTGTTGGCAGGATCACCCGGTTGTGGCAAAACAACCCTAGCAAAAATTTTAGCCACTGGTTCTCCCCACCTGTTTATCAATGTTTCAGATGAAAGCTCGGTTGATGTTATTCGAACAAAGATTAACGATTTCTGTTCAACATTAAGCATTATGGATGGTAAATCTGCCTTGAAGGTGGTAATATTAGACGAGTTTGACGGTGCTTCGGATCAATTTTACAAGGCTTTAAGGGGAACAATTGAGAAATTCGCTAGAAATGCCAGATTTGTAGCAACGTGTAATTGGATTGCCAAGGTGCCAGAGGCAATTCAGTCCAGATTTGAAGTTATCAATTTCGACCCAGTAAATTACGAAGAAGAACAGGAATTGAAGGAAGAATGGAGAAGAAGGATCACTTTGATTTTGGGAAAACTTTCCATCTCAATAGATTCTGAAGCTTTGGATGTTTTCGAAAGGGATTTTTTTCCAGATTTAAGATCTGCTTTGAACAAAATCCAAGCATGGTCAATTGAGGGAATTCAAAATGTAGACGCCAAAAAAGTTAAAGATTCCTCTTATTCCCACGAGGATCTTTACCTTTTAATCTGTGACGGAAAAAATCCCGTTGAAAATTATCAGTTTGTCGTGTCACAATATGCCGGTAAAGTTGACAGCGTGATGTTGGCTATGGGTGATGAATTTGTAAGTTGGATCCAGCACAACCGACCAGAACTCGCCAAAATAATTCCCGGAATAATCGTGATGGTTGCCGAACACCAGGCACAGAGAATGTTGGTCATAGATCCCATAGTTTCTTTGCTCGCCCTCGTATTTAAAATTCAAAAACAAATTCAAGCCTAATGGATCTTTTGCCTAATGAAATAAAAAAGAACACCTTTATCTACCGACTTGTTAAGAGGGGAGAAAGGGCTATGATGTATGAACAATTTTGTACGGATGCCGAAAGGGTAATCGCCTGGGAAGTGTTCAAAAGAAAAATTGACCCACCAAAAGAGGTTTTCGGGGTTAAATTAGGAGAAAGAGAAATCTTTCCTGGAAATGAGGATTTTGGTAAATGGGCATGGGCTCCTTCCAGTCAGGAAAAGGCAGAATTTATTTTCAACCAATTAGAACAAGGTTTAAATCACAGGGGTTACGAAGATGGAGAATAGAAATCCAGATCCAAAAATCCATATAGATTTCAACCCCAACCGATCTGATGGGTGGCTGTATGCCAGTAGTTTGTTTTACTCCAAAAAAATAAAAAGAATAATCCTGTGTGGTAAGGGTGGAGCGGGAAAGGATCACCTCCGTCAACTTTTAGAAGAAAAAGGTTTCAAGTACTGTGTGTCTCACACAACACGACCTCGTCGAACCAAAGAACAGGAAGGCAAAGACTACTTCTTCGTTAAAAATTTGGAAGATTTTGAAATTCTCAAAGGAATGTTCGAAAGGAAAGAATTTTACGAGGTGAATCTTTTCGCCGGATGGATTTATGGTACTTCTATTCAGGAATTCAATTCGAGCGATTTAATGATTCTAACACCTTCTGGTATTGCTAACCTTAAACCGGACGACAGAGAAGAGTCTTTCATTATTTTCTTAGATATAGACCCAAAAACTAGAAAATCCAGATTGTCTTTAAGAAAAGATGCGGATTCTGTGGACAGAAGACTTCGAACAGACGAGGAAGATTTTTCTAATTTCACTGATTTTGATTTCAAAATAACCGATCCCAATTTTGTTGTGGGTTCAGAAATTTGGTTTGATTTAAAGTATTACCATGATTAACATTCTCATCGACGGAAATTATATTTTCCACAAAACTTTTGGAATCTTCGGAGGTTATGGATCAAAAGATCCAGGAGAAGTGCTAAAAACTAAAAATGAGCAGGCCATGTTTATTCGGAAGATAGCCACTGATCTTTGTGCCGCCCTTAGGGAGCTTCCTACCGGAGGAAGATTAATTTTCACGGCTGACTCAAGAAGCTGGAGAAAGGACGTGGTTATTGAAGGCGGAGGTTACAAGTCTAACCGTATTAAAGACGAATCTGTAGACTGGTCAATTTTTTTTAATTTACTTGACTCTTTTGGAAAACAACTTGAAAAAATGGGATTCGTGCACTCTCGGGCTGACGGGGCCGAGGGAGATGATTTGTTGTATTTTTGGGCAGACTATTTCACAGCCAAATCCCAAGATTGTATCATCGTTTCCGGCGACAAAGATCTACATCAGCTTTCAAGATGGAAGGGAGACAATTGGACTTTAGTTTGGTCAAATAATTCCAAAAACAATGTTGTTTCATGTCCAGTTGGATGGAAAGAAAGGTGGCTAGACCACCAACCACAAGTTTCAATTTTTGATATGCCGGATTTGAATCAAACCGACAAAGAAAAATTAAAAAAATGGATACAAAATCTAACCGTAAATGAAATCAAACCAGAAAGTTTCATTTTCACAAAAATGCTGATTGGAGACGAAGGGGATGCTGTTCCGGGGGTCTGGAACTTTGAGGCAACCCCTGGTAAGATGTCAAGAATGACTCCAAAAAAGGCAGAACAACTTTTGGAATCACTTCAGCAATCTAAATGGTCAGGAAGTTCTTTTGGTGATTTACTACAGGACACAGAATTTCTTGATTGGGCCGGAGGTTACATTTTGAGATTAATGAAAGACATAGATTCCAAAGAAAATAGGCAGAAGGCATCCGAAAATTTAAAAAGAAATTATCAACTGATGTGGTTGGATAAAATGGTTATGCCCTCTTGGGTAATTACGAATTCTGTGGCAGAAATTAGAAGAGGAATTAATCTTGAAAGAAGGTCAATCACCCTCGATAGAATTAAAATTTTAGAGGGTACAGAGTGGGTAACATCTACTGCTGTACCTAAGATGTACAATCCTTTTTCCGAATAGAAATGGAACTTTTCGATGTTGTAAATTCTCTTTTTGGATCAGATAAAAAGTGGGAATCTGTGGGCAAGGCAGACAAGTCTCGAAATTTTTTCATGGTCAATAGGTTCATGTCCATCCAATTCCCGGTTCAGGCCCACGAGTTCAACCACACTAAGGTCGTCCCGAATTTGGTTTTGGATTGGTGGCATTCTGCCTTGGGCCCAAAATTTGCAAAAACACCAAAGTGGGTTTTCACTTCCACTGGAAAAAAAGAACAAAATAAATCGAACCAAAAGATTCCAAATTTCCAGGAGGTAGAAGATTTCATCAGGGAAAGAAATCAACTTAGCAAAAGACAACTTCTAGAATTGAAACAATTTTTTCCTACGTCATATCATGATTGGATGAAATCCCTATCCCAGCAGATGGGCAAGGAAAATCAGAAATAGGATATATAAGACAGAAAATAATTTTAAAGTCATGGAGAAAGGTATTCAAAAAATTGTTGATAAGTTAGTTCAGAGTTTGGATTGGAATTCTATCCTTCTAATTCACCAGGCATTTAAACATGGTACCGGTCAGGGTAGCGAGGTAATACCCGGTTTAAAAAGAAAAAATTACGATCAAAACCTAAGTGTGAAGGATTTGAAACACGAATTGAAAATAATTTTGAAGTATGTAGTGGAAAACGATTACCAATCTTTCACCTATGGCAATTGGATCGTCACGTGGTACAATCAACAATGGAACGATGAAACCGTGATTGAAACACTGAGCCAAGACGACGAGGAAACAGAATTTGAAATTGAAATGCCCAACACCAAGCTTGAGGTGATTTATGCTCCACAAAGAATTTGTATTACGATGGATACGGGCGAAGGATCTAATCCAGCAACTACTTCAGATACCGATACCCTAAAGATGATGTTGGAAAATGCCTTGGCCGAGGAAAATTACGAGATGGCACAAAAGATCCAGGACATTCTAAAGATGTCCCAAAAACCGGAAGAGATTTAAGATACATATAAAAAAAGTTGTCTCTTGAAGTACATCCTTACTTTGAATGAATTTTTCGACACCGGGGTTTTCGGTGACACCTATGGATATGGCGGGGCAAACGGAATTTTCAAGGTCCAATATAAGCCATACAAGGATCTTTCTGTTTCCGTTGGACCTGATCCCAGAGTTCCTAGAAACATTCCTGGTTCTAAATTTCAGGTTGGTGATATTGTTATTGGAGAACCCATCAATGATGATAAGAAGGTGGCAGGTATGGTTGTTAAAAATATCCTGGCCCCAGATCACAAATCATATCGTTTTTTTGTTCAGATCCATACCAAAGGTAAAAAGGATCAAAAAGTTCTAGAACTTAAGCCTGACACGGTTGAGTTTGTAGACATGGGGGACAAAGGCCACCGTCAGGTTGTTTCTCAGTACAAATTCAATGATATTACGGGTGATGCCTACAATTCTAAAACTGTTTATAACAATCCTGGTTTAGGGATCGAAGCAGTCGGAGGTTGAGAAACTTTTACCTGTTCTTCCTGTAAAGCACAGGATGATTTTAAGCAAAACCCCACACAAATTAGGTTCTATTGCTTCCAGCATGAATTTTCCAAAATCTGGAGAAATTCATGCCGATGAATTCATAAAATACATCTCAAAAACGGTTGAAACACACGTGAAGAATGGAATAGATGTTACCTGTTTTCAATTGTCAGAATCCGATTTGAATTTTCCGGATTTTTCCTCCTTAGAAGAGGAACATCCGGATCTCGTTTCTCTGGACGAATTGAGTCAATCAATTAGAATTAAAGGACATAGGATTTTATTTTTCCTGTCATCGTATTTCTTCTTGGGATCAAGATTACCAGATTCGGTCCAACAAACACACACGATGATTGGCAAGCTGGCTTCTCTGGTTGAAGGTCTTGGCATTGCCGAACCTTGTATTTTGCTCCGGGTTGGAAGCGCCTATGGAAACCGAAGGGAAACCGCCCAAAGATTTTGTGAGGAGATTTTCAAATTTCCAATCACAATCCGAAACATGTTGGCCGTGACGAATGATGATAAGCCAAGTTTATTTTCGGTTACAGATTTGCTATCTGGAGTTTTTTATCCGGCAAAAATTCCAATTTGTTTTCGATCTTTGCCACATCAGTTCAATACGGGTGGTTTGAATTTTAGAGAGGCTTTATTTTTATCCTGTTCTACCTGGGAATCCCCACACAAACCAATTTATTTTCACGGTGAAAGTTCGATGATAGACGAGAAGGGAATTTCACTTTCATCTTCTCCAACTTCACGTTTAACCCACAGGATTCCAACCTTCGGGTTAGACGTAGATGTGGTTATAGAATCTTCCGATTCATTCAAAACTTGTGTCCAATATTTATCGGAACATAAATCATTAATCCCATTAGTAATACC